GGAGTAGGCGCTCTGCCAGCTATTTTTTGTGCAGCAGCAGTTGTCTCATCTATACTACCGGCAATAGAAGAACTCTTTTCTAATTGAGCTAATTTTTCTTTTTCCTCTGACTCAAATCTGTCTGCAAAGAAAGCCCGCCCTTGTAATCCCCTAGAAGCTGCAACATTTGCAGCAGTAGCTTGCGCCTTTCTTCTATCCCTGTATAATTTTCTCTGAGCAACTAATTTTGATAATGCACGTTGCTTATCTTTTAAAACAGTTAGCCGATCTACTTGCTCTGCATATGCTTTTTCTTTCTTTTTAGCAGAGTAGTAAGCAACACCTTCCTTTACAAGGCTTGCCGTAAAACCCGCCGCTAAGAATAAAACTTGCGCCCAACCCATTACATAATACCCAAATTAATCTGGCTTACCATGAAACTGTTCCACCCATCCTATTAAATGATAGTCCTTGTCACCATCATTATGAAACTGTAACTGGAATGTATGACCTCTACCTCTTACTCTATGCTTATAATAAACATGGTCATATCCATCATCACCACCACCAGCAAGAGATTTAGTATATCTAGTACCATGATAAACCTCTCGCATAGGATGACGTTTATATATTTGAACCCCAGTAGAATTTGTTATCTTAGTACCATCTGCTTTCTCTACATCATGCCACCAACCTGTATGTCCAGGGGCATCAATATCTACAGCAAAATCCCAACCAGTAGCCATAAAGCAGCCGCCAGGAGTAAGATCTACCCCATTAGCATCTAAAACCCCGCTCTCAGATTTTTTAAATACAAGATATAAGTATGTTAAATTCTTATTATGGAGAGCATCTCCTCCTGTCTGTACGCCACTATAAACAGGACTATCATACGATATTGCATAAGTGGTATTAGATGACCAATCCTTAATACTAGTCGTATTAAAAGTAGCAAACGCAGCTTTTATAGTAGCATTGGCTCCTGCCTCTGCTCTATGTAATGCTAGAACAAGAACTACATCTTTGGGTTCAGGGGAGCCTGAAGCTACTACAGCAGTTCCAGCAGAGTTAGTGACAGTAGTATTATTACCAATTACAGGCTCATCCATTGGAGGAACATCGGGTGATATGAAGGGACAAGCTATATAAGGTAATGCGCTCTTAGCACCGTCATTAAAATCGTATGCGAAGAAAGCTCCCTTTACGTTCCTTCTTAGTTTTTGCTGCTGCTCAGTTGGTAGAATCTCATCTTGAAATCTAGTATCAAGGACAAGTACATCTTTTGAATACCCAGGTTGTTCTAAACTATTGTATGAATTATCCCAATCTGTTGCTATCTTATTATGAAAATAGTAAACCCTACGTTCTGATGGATTATATATAGCCCTAGCTGATGCTTTAGATTTCTTAGGAATAGAGGTATATAATGTTTCTACTCTGTTCTCAGATAGGCTTTTAAATGATGCTTGCCCTGTAGTACTTATAAATACATTTGTTTGTATAGTTGACCGCCAAATAGTATCTTGTCCAAAAACTACAAACTCATCATCAACATTAACCATATTTTCCGGTCCATCTATTCCATCTTCAAGAACAGAATGAACAGAAAAACTAGTAGCTTTAAATATCCCGTCCGGCCCTGTAATTTGCCAAATACCAGTATTAGATCCTATAAATATATTTGAACCTAAAACGAGTAATCTCTTAATTAAACCAGCACCTTGAACTGCAATTACACCACCATCATCATCTACAATAGCTGAATCAGTGGCATCGAATGGATCAGCGAATGAATGAAATTTCTCTAGATCCCCATCATTGATAACAACTTGAGAGAAATATATTGTATTGGGGTATTTAAAATCACCTGCTAACCAACATCTACCTGCAAAAAAGTCCACAGTTGTAGGAAATGTATCCGTACTAGTTACAGAAGTCCTTTTATCATATCTGTTAGTTAACGTAGTTGTATAAACAGTAGACGTTCCCCATGAAGCCGTTCCAGAAGGTATAGAACCATCATTTAAAAACCAATATTCTTCCCAATCAACTCCTACCCCAGGCTCATTAGCAGCACCAGAAGTATGAGATTGGTAGCATTCATAATACTTAGAACTATTTTGGACTCTGGCATTAGTTGTAGTAGAGTTAACATTACGAACAATAACATTAATATAAATAACTTCTAAAGAAATATTATCAGAAGCTACTTGCAAATATCCTGGTTGAATATGCTTTCCGGCAAAGAATAATCTATTACCAGATTGAGCAAACTGCATATTTACATATTTTTGCTGATCATCACTCTTAACTATACCATCAACAGTTCTTGTAATAGTTTGTGTGGGGCTATCTATATTTCTTAATGCAGAACTAGTTACATCAAAGATCCAAAATTCATTATTTATGTCAGCAACAATCTTATCTACGATATTCCCATTTGGCGCTGTTAAACTAACATAATTAATAGCAGGAGATTCTTGTTTCAATTCACTAGCTATAACAGCAGTACGAACAGTTTGAAGATTTCCTCCAGCAGCCGACGTACCTAAGAAATCAACACCTCTACGTCTACGAATAGATCCATTCTGAAATAATTCTACATTTGAACTACCTACCATCATCTCTGACGGTAATATATTCAAAACAGAAGCCTCAGTATTTAATCCGTCCGTAAACCCAGAAACAGGTAGTTGTAATTTACGGGTTGACATCCTTTTTTGGTCTCCCCACTGGTTTAGCTGGTTGAGACATACTCTCTAGGTAATCATATAATACCTTTTCTGCAAATGTTCTATGAGTATAAGTTCCTTCTTTTACATGACCTTTCTCTGATTTAATTCTATAAGTCATATGATTGGGATCATGCTCTACACGCCATCCAGAAGAGTTAGGAAATTTACTTAAATCTACAGGTTGAACCATTAGGGAAGTATCCTTTGCGTCTTATTAAAAGTATTCCTCATAGATCTGCGAGGAACTATATGATCCCTTATATCGACAGGGATGTCTACAAGAAGGATATTTCTAGAAAGAGCAGCTACAGCGTTATCAGCCTCTCGTTTCTCAGCGCCATATCCTTGTGTATCCCCCTTTATCTCAAGTATAGCTTTTGATATACATCGTTGTGATAAAGCTGAGAATGCTTGAGCAGGAAGATCAAAGTATTCACTATTATCGGTTAACCGGCTTGTAGGCATAGTATATACAATAACATCTGTATTTGCCTTTACCAATCCTGAAGCATTAGGGTAAGCATCAAATACTAATGTAGAGTCATCAAAACTTGTAAAGTATTGTGGGTCACGATCTGAATATACTTTTACGTTATTTGATTCTACTATATTACTTTCAGAAGTGAGTCTAGTTATAGTATAAGCTAAAAACCTATCCGGTTCCATCCAGTACATTTTACTATCACTATAATAGACAGTACTAGGATCTATAGCTATAGCAGTAGTACCTAGAGTCATTTCATTTAGAATAGATGTAACCTCAAGTTTTGAAAACTCTTTGGTATGCTTCCATCTAAACTTAGAAATAAGTCTCTCAAATTCTCTGTTAGCAATATTAACGCACATACCTGCATCCTCAGTTTCTCCCACAGAAGAAACATTCTCAGAGTCAGATGCAACTAGCATATCCTGAACTAGTTCAAGAAGCGTAAGTTTCATAACTACCTCAAGAAGGTGTTATTACAAATGTTATAACCGCTGAAATTGAATTAGTAGATCCACCATCAGTAGCAATTTCTATAGCTTGACCAAGAGTAACTGTATTTGCTCCTGAAGGGGTCGCACTATCTACTGTACCAGCAGCACTACCTGAATTAGCAACTGTAATAGCACCATTAGTAACGGATACAGTAGCAATTTTAGCAGTTAAAGTAGCATCACCACTAGTAATAGCTCCGCTTATAACACTATATACTTTAGCTATAGTACCAGCAACAGGTGTAACTACCCACGCGCTACTTGCAGAACTGATATTATCAATTCTAGTATTTAGAACTACTTTATTATTATGTGCAGTCCATGCACCACCGCCAGAGCCATTGGCAACATAGATTTCTCCAGAATTTGCCGCCGCTGCACCTTTTGGCTCATGCAAATCTGATCCCGTAAGGGTTGAATGTTCGACAGCCATATCTGTATAACTCTCCTTATAGATGGGGAGGAGTTTACCCCCTCCCCTCTATAAATTACCGACCTTCGTTCTCGTAAGACAGGACTAGTTGGAACATACCAACTGATGTCGAACCATCACGGTCAGCCGTTACGTGAATAACATCACCTTTGTTAAAGCGTGAGGTATCCGTGCAGAGAATTTCCGCAGCACCATACGCAGCAACAGCAGTATCGTTATCCGTTCCTTTAGCAGCCTCAGTGCCGGAACCGATGCCAAAATAGCCAAGAACATCGTCAGAATTGGTCTTGTTGATGAAGGAAAGTTCCCAACCAACAGACCCATCCATAGCTACTGCGCCATTTGCATACTTCAGCATGGAAATCTTACCATTATCTTCGGCAACGATTTCCCATGTAAAGTCGGCAGAGGTTGTTACATCTTTAGTGTACTCAACCACACCGTCTTTTAGACGGTTAGTGACGCCAACCTGATCATCCCACGTAATATCTGTAGGAATCTGGGTAGCATTTACGATGTATTGCCCAGCACCTGCACTAGCGGCTGATCCAGCAGGAGTACGAACTTGTGTCATATTATCCTCCTAATCAGTCTGAAATGACGACAACAAGTGATTCTGGACGATATAGCTTAATGCCATATCGCATAGTCACATGATATACGTCAGATCGCGTGTTATTGTCATACCATGCATCCATGTCAGGCATGGCTCGCATAGCACCGATGAAGGCTTCTTCACCAAGGAACATATTGGCAATACCAGCAGAAGCAGCAACAGAACCAGCAGTTGGGGCGGTAGCCACAATGGTTTCTGATAGAGCGTTATCTAGGAACAATGACTCAAACAAGTCAAAACCCGCAAACCTGCCAATATAAGCCGTGCCGTTCATACCCTCTCGGAGATGAGCGTTTGATCCATATACGTCTTGCTGAATGACGTTGCTGATAGTCTGCAATGTATACGTCACGGTAGGATCACAAAATGCACGACGATTACCACGCATTACCTTGGCTTTATCCAAAGCTAACTTAGCCTTCTGCACATCAGCAAGAGTAACCACATTGGAAGTGCCAGTACACACATACCTATGATCAACACCGTTGATGGTATTAGGATTAGCAGAAGTCTGCGAAGATTGCAGGTTAGCAATATCCGACTCTTTCTGCTCAAGAAGCGCACGAGTGAGCTTCATAACAAAGTTGCTTTCGGCTACACTAACGTAGAAGCTATCGTGACGGAACTTCTCAGGAATCTTGAAGCCCGACTGATAGTATTTATCAATCGTTAGTGTGAAGTTACCCGTAGTCGGGTCATCCAAAGTGACTTGTGCGCCTTCTGAATAATTACGCACGGTCATTTCGGAGAGAGTAGGAATGTTCAGCGTATCGCCATCTGGAAACTCAGTGATCCAACGGATATGAGAATCCAGCATAAGCTCTTCTTGCAGAACATCCTTAACCTCATTAGCCCATACATTTGTACGAATTAATGAGGAATTATTAGATGTGTCTAGAGCCATCTATTTTCTCCATTAGTTTGCAAAGAAGTCAATCCCCCTCTCAGCAGCCTTATTTGCAGCATCTTCTATTTGAGTACGAAATTCTTGACTCTTATATAAACGGGGATTCTCTTTTCGGATTTCCCTACATTTATTCCAAGTCAATTCGCCATCAAAAGCTACTGGAACTACTGTTGAAGAATCAACGCCAGGAGTATTGCTCTGAGGAGTATTATCCACAGGTACAATACCAGTGATGAGTTTAACCATAGAATCTGGGCTGGTCCTGCTCAGATCGTCAATGACACGTTTAACATTGTCATCTCCATTTATGGCTTGTGTAACAGCTACTTTAACACTACTATCTGAGCCATATACACTCCGAAGTTTATCCATAGACATGTCTACATTATTTTTCATACTAGTAATGCTTTCACGCTTAGACATCTCCGCATCAACGATCTTCGCTACATCTTCCGTTTGGATTTGAGGTTCAACTGGGACTTGTTGTAGAGTCGGAGTATCTTCTCTCTCATCAGTATTGGAATTACGAATTTCGTCAAGAACCTCAGTAAGAAGTTCTTTTCCACCTTTGTATTCATCAAGGTCCGACTTCAACTCGTCAACATGCATGTTGACATGGTGGTATGCTTTGGCAAGGGCATTAGAATCTTTATACTTTCTGCCTTCGCCAACTAGATTAGAAAGAAAGTCTTCTTCCTTCTCTACTACAGCTTCCGGTTCGGATTGGTCTTCCTTTACCTCTTCAAGAGCATCGGTCAATGCTTCAGCCATTTTCTATTCCTTGTAAAATTTGTAAAAATTTGTTAGCTTGATGCGCCTCTCCATCTTTAAAGGCTCTTTCTTCTCCATACCCTTTACCAAATATGTTATTGACATATTCATCAAGGGCTATATCGCATAAAAATTTCATTAATTGAGGGCTTCCTTTAGCCTGGGACAGTACGGTCTCCCTGTCCTCCTTCTTCGGCAAAAGTCTCTGTACCAGTACCGGACTGATCGCCAACTCCGATTGGCTCACCTTCAGATTCCTCTTGGAGCATTTTAGCTTCTTCTTGAGCAATTGCTTGAAGTCTAACGTCTTCTTTAACTCCCGCATAATCTTCCACTATCCCTTCATCCTCAATATTTAGTTTACGTTCCCAAAAAGAAGCTAATTTAGCCCCATCTACATGCGCCCTAACTTTAGGATCTTGAAGTGGGCCTGACATGAAGTTCTGCATCTCAAGAGTTTCACGATTTCTCCTAGTCCAGTGTCTTGCTCCTATAGCCACAAACTCGCCTCTTGCTAATGTAGTTTCAAGTGCAAGTGTATTTAAGGCTTCAGATTCTGCATCCTCTCCAAAAATTTCCATATACTCTTCAATATCAAAGTTGATAAGCATAAGCTCAAAAGTCTCTTTGAGCATAGTTTCCAACATACGTTCAAATATTCTAGCCTTATCTACAAACATCATTGTGGCATTCTGATCTAACTTACTAACCTCAAATGCTGTTTTCTCGCCAGGAGTTCTTATTCCTCTTGTTTCTGGTGGCGCTCCAGCCATCTCTTCCATCATGCGGTGGTAGTTAGCAATCTGATTATCTGCGTTTAAAGCAGTAGCATCGGGAACAATAGTACGGACATCGCTATCTACTCCTCCATAGTATACAGCCCCAGGTCTATACCCTTCTGTAGGCTCCATAACATCATCGCCCTTGACAAAAAGAACTGGTTGTGCTATTATATCGAATACATCAGCTTTTAGGTTCTCAAGATGATCTATTCTATATTGCATCCCCACCAAATTATCTAGTGGTCCTTGCGCCCATGTATTATCCGGCCTAATACGCCATCCTGCGTGATGTATGCCGTCATACCCAGAAGGTGCTTGAGAAGGTTCATTACGTATTACATGAACCTTATCCATAACGTAGACTACTCTATTTCTTTGTGTTTTACCTGTATTTGGATTGAATACATCTCCACGATAAATTAATATCTCTGCCATATCCTGCTTAAAGTACTGATCAAACCCACCATAACCGTCCATATTGATGCCACGGTTTTTAACAACCTCTACCCAGTCATCAATACCTTCTGGGTGTCTTGTAGATATGGCTTTATCTATAATACCTTGCTTAAATCCCGATTTGGGGTAAGTACTAGAAAATTCTTTTATATCAGATACGTGAAATAGTCTCTTTTCTAACTTTATACTCTTTTTAAATGACTCTCTTGGGTTAAATACAATATTCATAGGTGAAATGCGCTGCCAAGATGGCCCTTTATAGCGCATTCTACCTAAATTATCGCGTTCTATTACATAATCTACTGTTACAAAGCAATTTCCGAAATCAACATAATCATTTATAAGCTCTCTACCAGTAGTTTCCCTAAATTTACGCTGCTCTAGCTTAACTCGTATCCATTTTTCCATTGCAACAGCTATGGAATTATTAATTGATCGTGGAGGTGGGAATTTAAAGAAGTCAGGCATTGAAAGCGATGCTTCAAAATACTGACTTTTTAATGTGTCCGCTATTTGAGTCAATTTTGGCTGATGTGTACGATTTTTATGCGGTAAATCAGCAGCAGAAGTGCTATCTACGTCTGTAGCATAAGTAAACTTACGTGCTTCCTCATTAAGAGTTAGCGCATTTCTCCTTTCTGTATTATACCTTTCCCATAATTCTGAAATACGAACTGCAACATCATCAACATCGTCCAAAGTGAGCATGTAGCCGCCGCTTGTTGCTTTACTCATGCTGCCACACCCCCAAATCTATTATGGAACTGTAACACATTATTAGTAGGTTTCTGCCTTCTTTGTAGAGGTTTTACCATTAAATCTGTACACATAGCCCATGAATCTTTTGTGTCATCGTGTAGCGGGTTGACAGAGACTAATTCATCTTCCAATACTTGGCAATTACCGCCACGATAATGGTAAATAGCACCTGCTTGATATAATGGTTCTAATATGCCATTAACTCTTGCAAACTTACCTTCCTTATTAGGTGGGATATAAAGATCAATAGGAATCCTTATACCCATACTAATTAGTCTATCTGCTAAATCCTGTGCAACTAATCTAAATCCAGAAACAGCCTCTATCCTTAATTTTTTAAACATAAACCGATCATAAGAACTTCTTATTCTGTCTAATATCTCAGAGGTCTTTCCAGATTTAAATCTATCAATATCTACAACGTACCTATTACCATCCTCATCTATAGCTCCAACCGTTATAACGGTATAATCCGATAAATCCTTAGTTGTAGCTGCCATATCAATAGCTGCATACATCCATACAGGTCTACCTATAATAGTCCAAAGACCAGTTATATATTCTACCTCTTCCTTCTTATAGTATTTAAATAAGTCTCTTGATATGGGGGCAGTAGATTTATCATTTGGATCATTATAGTATTGAGCATAGAATTGCGTTATTTCCCCAGTAGCTTCATATACTGCTCGTTTCTTTGCAAGTACAGTTGGGTTAAACCCAAAGTACTTTCCATCCTTTCTTTGTTGTCGAGGCCATAAGAACTCACCATCTAGTTCCACATTATCAATCATAACTTGGAACATAGGAATTTCACTTATGACTACTTCTCCCTTCTCATCCTCTTCTGGCTCATCATAAGCCATGTCCATCATAATCTGATAAGCATCTTTAGGATGGTAACGAGTACCAACAACGAACATGGAACTATCTGCACTCATAATAGATGCAGCTTGTGCAGCCCATGAATTAACATCCCTTCTCCCTGTCTCAGTATTATTCTCAGGAACAACGATGTCATCTAATATTAATTGCTTACAATGTTTACCTGTAATTGTCTTTTCTAATCCACATGTCATAAGAGTTGAATCAACTACCCCCTCACTTTTACGGTAAGGGTGATCCACAACTATATAAGTCTTATTCCATGCCTCCCTTCTACCTTCTTCTGGATTCAACAATCCAGGAAAATATCGTTTAGTTATCTTACAATCTAGAATAGTTTTTATAAATCTAAGCTGCTCTTCAGCCTTTTCGGCAGTTGCACTTGCATATATAATAGTAGTAGATGGATCTCGTACTATCTCCCAAGAAGCATAAAAGGCAGCATGTCTTGACTTACCATGATCACGAGGCCAGAGAAGAAGTCTATTTTCTTTTCTGTTCTGAATAGCCCAGTCACACATCTCAATATGGCAATGAGCCATTAATTGGTAAGGTGCAACAAGTCTAATAAATGCTTCCAGATTGTTGACAGCAGCCGCCCTAACTTCCTGTTGAGCTTTAGATAACCCTTCACTACTGTATAACAGATCCGAATCTACCCACTCCATTACTAATTATTGCCTCTGTCTTAGATAATCTTCTTTATCCTTTTTCTTCCATCCTTTGGGCCATGCAGTTACACTAGTTGATCTATCTACACTATGCTCTGGATATCTAGTTTTTGTTCCAGATTTTGTAGTAAGATCATCCTCTACTATTCCCGGTGTAACAGGAGCGCCAATAAAATTTGATATCCACTGATTAATCATACCAGCCTTTGGGGATTTCTTTTCATGTCGAGTAACGTTTACATTTGCATTTGCTTTTGATGCTGCTTCACCGGACTCCCGTATAATATCAAATACATTAGGGGTTGTAGTAGTAGAGACTTGCTTTACTTCACTACCTAGTATTTCACCATTTGTAGAGTCAACAGATGCTTTCTGTTTTGGCTTTCTAGGCACCTCATAGCGGAAAGATTTTACTGCTTCACCTGCTGGTGCGTTAGTAGTTTTTCCCATTTTTGGAATACCAGGATTAATATAATCAGGTGCTTGCTGATCACTATAAATTTTTCTAGCAACAGTAGGAGTTTTCTTTTTAGGCTTTACCTCAGCACGTTTTGCTTCAGCAGGTTTTGCTTCATCAGATTTTTCAGTAACTGCTGCTACTACAGATTTTTTAGTAATTGCTGCTACTAAGGAAGTTGCTGCAGGAGATTGCCATTCGGGGGTGCCAACTTTTAGAAGATCACGCCAATTACGTGCGACTGTAGGAGGAGAAGTTACATTAACCTCAGCACCCATCATATCAAAACCAGATTGAGAATCTGTCTTAGATTTCCTATTAACCGTTTTCTCAGGCTTCTTCTCAGGTTTTTTCTCAGGCTTTTTCTCAACGAAGGTGCTTGATGTTAAGGGTTTTGTTCCAGGAAGACGTACATTCTTATTTCCCTTAACAACTCCAGTAGCCTTTTTACCATAATCAGGCACATTAGATGCTTCAACATCTTTTGCTCTTTTTTGCTTTACAAATTCATCTGTACCTAACCCTAAAGCAATCAATCCAGCGCCAAGCCCAAACCCTCCTACTGCCCGACCACCTTTAGGAGTTCTAGCCATTGCCCTAGCTTGTTTGAGAGCATCTTGCCGGATTCTCTTATTTTCAGCTTTCTTGGCTTGTCTTGCTTGTTCTTTTTTACCTTCCGCTTCCCATGCTTTATTAGATTTTACATCTGATTCACTTAGTGGGTTAGGCGTAGATTGCGGTAGAGTAGCTTTAGGGGCTAATTGTGAAGGAGGTTTACGCCTTACTTGCGATTTCTTATTAACTTTCTTATTAACTTTCTTATTAACTTTCTTATTAACTTTCTTAGTAACTTTCTT